CGAACACCCGACCGTGGATGAAGCGCGCGCGATGTTCGAGGCTAACCCTGGCTTATCTGACGTGCTGACCGACCGTGGCGTCGTGCGTCGCGTTGATATCCTCGGCGGTAAAAAGCTGGGGCTTGACGGGCTGTATCGATGAGAGACCAGTTTGTGGCAGCGTGGCAGCGGATAGTGCGTCGTCGTGAGCATTATCGCCACGTGTTTATGCACGCAGGCAAATCAAGCGAGTACGTTCTTGCGGACTTGCGTCGGTTCTGCAAAGCCGGTGAGCCACCTCTGGTCATCGGGCAGAACGGACAAACTGACATCTACGCTACCGGTATGGCAGCTGGGCGTCAGGAGGTGTTTTGGCGTATTGCCAGCCACCTGCATCTAGACGATGCGAAACTTTTACAACTAAAGGAGACGATGGATGACAACGAATAACGCAGCAGCAGCTATCTCCGGTGGAGACACCGCACCAGCAGCCGCTTCCGTAGACCCAGCAGTGGTGGGCGATACGGGCGCGACGGCAATCGCAGACGCAGCGGCAAGTGCCGCACCTGCACCCGCACCGACTAGCGACCAGTGGTGGGGTAAACTTGAAAACCAAGACGTCCGCACGTGGGCAGAAGCGAAGGGCTTCAAAGACCCGCTGACGGCTGTCGAGTCGGCTTACAACCTCGAGAAGCTACTCGGCTTCGATAAGGCTGGGCGCACGCTTGTGATGCCTGGCGAGAATGCGACGCCAGAGGAAATCAAGGCGTTCAACGCAAAGCTGGGCGTGCCTGAGACTGCAGACGGCTACAAACTGCCTGTTCCTGATGGCGTGGACGAGTCTTTTGCCAAGACCGCAGCGCAGTGGTTCCACGAGAATGGTGTGCCTGCAAAGGCTGCCGAGCAGATCGCTTCCAAATGGAATGAGACAATGGCACTGCAGCAGAAGGCAGCAGATGACGCCTTTGCCGTGCAGTCCGAGAACGAATTTAAATCATGGCAGGCCGAACAGGGCGCTGCTGCAGCACAAAACATCGAACTGGCAAAGCGTGCGGCCTCGCAGTTCATTCCTGCTGCCGACACTGCTGAGCGCCAGGCGATCATGGAGAAAATGGAGCGCGCTATGGGTACCGGCGCCTTCATGAAGATGATGTCGTCCATCGGCTCTGGCTTGTCCGAACATAAGGTTCACACTGGCGGCGCTGGCGGTCTGACTCCGACGCCGGCACAGGCGCAGCAACGCATTAACGAGCTGCGTTCAAATACCGAGTGGGCGAAGGCTTACGTGTCTGGCGACAAGTCCAAGCTGTCGGAAATGGAGGGCTTGATGAAGCTCGCTTATCCGGAGGTGAACAATGGCTAACGAACTATTGACAAACCAGCAGCAACTTCGTGTAGAATTGCTGAAAGTGGTACATCGGCATGACCGCTCTGCAGATGATGCAGTCGCGAAGGCCAAAGTGCTAGAGGTTTATGTGACCGGTGATGATGCGAAAGCACCATCGATTGATGGGCAAGGCGAACCGGACGCCCCCATCTGACGCGGATAATTCCGACGGCTGGCTGAACGATTCAGCAAGACGAGGCCCAGCAATGGCAAGCCTTTCGAGAACCTGATCATTGTCTTTTTCTTAGGAGGGCATCATGTCCCAATTCGTAACCACGCACTATGTGCAGCAGTACACAACCAATGTGCAGCTCCTTTCTCAACAGAAGGGCAGCCGCCTCCGCAACTCTGTGACCGTTGGTCAATACAAGGGCAAGCAAGGCGTGCCTGTTGACCAGTTCGTTGCATCTGTTGCTAACAAACGCACCACCCGCTACCCATCACTGACTCCTGCTGACACGCAGGCTGACCGTCGCTGGGTGTTCCCGTCTGACTATGACTGGAATGACCTCATCGACAACATCGACAAGCTCCGTTTGCTGATTGATCCGCAGTCTAGCTACGTTCAGACCGGCAATGCCGCAATGGGTCGCGCAATGGATGACGAGATCATCGCGGCGTACTTTGGCGATGCTAAGACCGGCGTTGACGGTGGCACAACCACACCATTCTTGGCGGCGAACCAAGTGTCTGTATCTGAGGGCGCTTCTGGCGCTACTGGCTTGAACGTTGAAAAACTAAAAGCCGGCATTCAGACCTTGCTTGCAAACGAGGCATGGGATCCAAGCGACGGCGGTCGTTTGACCTGCGTTATCACTGCTAAGCAGAACCGCAACCTGATGGACGAGATTCAGGTCATCAACTCTGACTACAACGGCGACAAGGCTGTTGTGAACGACGGCTTTGTAATGAGCTGGGGTAAGATTGACTTCATCCACTCAGAGCGTCTGCCAAACGATGGCTCTAGCTATCGTCGTATTCCTCTGTATCCGAAAGAGGGCATGCACTTGGGTATGTGGCAGGACTTGTCTGCTGACGTATCACAGCGCAAGGACTTGGCTGGCTTGCCATATCAGGTCTACCTGTTCGGTACATTTGGCGGCACTCGTCTCGAAGAGAAGAAAGTCGTCGAGATCAAGTGCGCTTAACTGACGCTAGTGAGGCTGGCTCTGCTGGCCTCGCATCCGTCTAACTTCAGGAGTATTTATTATGGCAGTCGTTACTACAAAAAGCACCGTGATTACTAATCGCGATGCAGTTCCGTCAGTGATTAATGACGGTCGCTTGGCTAAAGGCGGTTTGATTTCCGCTTTCGGCTCTGTGGCTGTTGGTGCAGCTGATTCCGCAAATTCTAAATTCATTCTGGCTACCGTGCCTAGTTCTGCAATGGTGCGCCAAGTCTTGGCATCATGTCCTGCTGGCATGACCACGCTTGCTGGTGACGTTGGCGTTTATCGCGCTACTGTCGACGGTGGCGCTGTGGTCGACGTGGACTTGTTCGGTTCTGCGGTTTCATTCGCAACCGTTCAGAGCAACCTCGACGTGACAAACGAGTCAACAAACTATTCAACCGACAAGCAAGAGCAACCGCTCTGGCAGGCTGCTGGTTTGACGACAGACCCTGGCACTCCGCTTGACATCGTGGTCACCGTGACAACTGCAAACACCGGCGTTGCTGGTCGTTTGGGTTTGAACGTGATCTACGTCGACAACGGCAACTAACCAAACGGGGGCTTCGGCCTCCGTTCTTTTAGGAGTATGACATGGCTACACGTCGTTACATGATTAATGCAGGCGAGCGCGACTTTGAGATTACCGAGGCCGTTGGTGCTGCAGTCGTTACTAAAAACATTGAACTGACGGTGGACTTTGGCGCACTTGCTGCGCTCACACCGAAGCTGACTGGCACGCAGGCACGCCTGCAGGTGGCACAGGCGGTTCAGCTCTTATCGGAGCGTATTGCAAACGGCGACTGGCCTCCAGCTTAAGGAGTAACCTGTGGCTTCTCAGATTGAAATTTGCAATCGTGCTGCTATAAAACTTGGCGCGCAGACGATCACCTCGTTGAATGACAACAACAAGGTTGCGCGCACCTTTTCTGCTTTGTGGGACACCGTTCGCAAGTCCGAACTCGCGAAGCGCTATTGGAACTTCGCGCTGGCTCGTCAATCACTGGCGGCGCTGGGTTCTGCACCGGACTGGGGCTTTGCGTTCCAGTACCAACTCCCAAACGACTATCTGAAACTTATGCAGGTGAACGACATTTTCGTTGCGCCTGGCTTGGTGGACTATCGCCAGTCTGATGACTCGCCGTGGGCTATCGAGGGGCAGGCGATCCTGTGCGACTTTAATGCGCCGCTCAAGGTGCGCTATGTCCGCGACATCAACGATACTGGCTTGTTTCACCCGCTTTTTGTCGAGGTAATGGCCTGCCGTCTTGCGTTCGAGTCTTGCTACACCGTCACGCAGTCGCGCGATGGTCAGCGTCAGGCGATGGAGGATTACACGAAAGCCCACAAGGAGGCGACTCTATCGAATGCTGTCGAGCGTCCACCACAGGGTGTGCTTGATGATTCCTGGTTGCTGGGGAGATTGTAATGCCTCGCGCCGCGCCGATACTTTCCTCATTCAATGCAGGCGAGCTGTCACCGTCTGTCGAAGGTCGCGTCGAGGTTGCCAAGTACGGCAATGGATGCAAGACCCTAGAAAACTACCTCATGACCGTGCAAGGGCCAGCGAAACGTCGCGGCGGCACGCGGTTCATCACTGAAGTTAAAGATTCCGCAGACCAGACGTGGCTCGTTCCGTTTGTGTTCTCGATTACCAACGCTTACGTGTTGGAGTTTGGCGACCAGTACATCCGCTTTTACACTGACCACGGTCAGGTGCAGGTGTCTGGTGTTGCTGCCTACAATGGCGCGACGGTTTATACCGTGGGCGACCTCGCGTCGTCTGCTGGCGTGAACTATTACTGCATCGCCGATACGACCGGCAATGCGCCACCGAACGCCACTTATTGGTACGCTCTCACCGGCACCATCTATGAAATTCCGACGCCGTGGACGCTATCCGACCTGACAGACGATGACGGCACGTTTAAGCTGCGCTTGGTGCAGTCAAACGACATCGTGTACATCGCGTCTGGCAATCGCGCTCCTCGCAAGCTGTCACGCTTTGGTGCGACTGACTGGACGCTGACAACGCTGATGCCAGAAGGCGGTCCGTTTAAAACAATTAATTCCACAACGACCACGGTCTATGCCTCTGCTGCGACCGGCTCTGTGACGCTCACGGCCTCTGCTGCAATCTTTCAGGCAGGACACGTTGGCTCGCTGTTCTATCTCGGTCAGAAGTCCGTGCTGTCGATTACGCAGTGGGAGCCTGGGAAGGCTGTCGCGCTAAATGGATTGCGTCGCTCTGACGGAAAAAACTACAAGGCGCTGAATGCTGCCACGACTGGCGGCGACAAGCCTGTGCATACCGAGGGCGCTGTGTACGATGGCGACACTGGCGTGCAGTGGGAATTCCAAGACCCTGGTTATGGCTATCTGCTGATTACCGCGTTCACGTCCAGCACTGTGGTCACCGCGACCGTGCTATCGCGCGTGCCTGACAATGCCGTTCTGGTTGGCAATGCCTCGACACGCTGGGCGCATGGCGCTTGGTCTGACGTTGAAGGTTGGCCTACGCAGGTGACCTTTCACAAGGAGCGACTCACCTTCGGGCGTGGTCAGAATGTGTGGATGTCTGTTGCTGGCGACTTCGAGACGTTCACCTCGCGCGATGATGGCGGTATCGTCACGGCTGACATGGCTATCAGCATTCTGCTGCAGTCTGACAAAAAGAACAACTTGCAATGGTTCTCACCTGGCGACGCGCTTTTGTGCGGAACTGCCGGCGCTGAGTTTGCCATTAAATCCGTGACTGAGAACCAGCCGTTCGGTCCTGAAAACGTCACCGCGCCCGAGGTGTCTGCGCGTGGCTCTCGCTCTATCGTTCCTGTGTTTGTGGGGGACGTGTCGCTGTTCATTCAACGCTCTGGCCTGAAGCTGCGCGACTTCACCTATGACAATCTGAGCCTGAAATTCACGAGCTTCGACCAAAACACGCTGGCGGATCACATCACGCAGTCTGGCATCGTGGCGCTGGCCTACCAGCAGGAGCCTGACAGCGTCGTTTGGTCGTTGCGTGATGACGGCCTGTTACTTGGCATGACGTACTCGCGCGAGCAGTATGAGAGTTCACCGTTCGGCGGCTGGCATCGTCACCCGATTGGCGGTTCGTTTGGCGACGGCAATGCAGTCGTCGAGTCTCTTTGCTGCATTCCAGCACCTGCGCAAGACCGCGACGAACTGTGGCTGATTGTAAAGCGCACGATTAATGGCGTCACGAAGCGCTACATTGAATACATGGAATACGAGCGTCGCTTTGGCGATGACCCGCAGGACAGCTTTTACCTCGATAGCGGCCTGACACTAGACAACACAATCGCGGCAACGCTCACGCCTGGTACTGGCGCTGATGTCTCTGAAACCGAGGACGTTGTGTTTACAGCCGGTTCGTCTGTGTTTGTGGCTGGCGATGTCGGTCGCGAGATTCACCTGCGCTACTCAGAGGTGGATGCGGTAGACGGCAAGACAATAAACTGGTTCACCGCGAAGGCGATGATTACGGCGTACACCTCCGGCACAGTGGTTGAGGCTACTATCCTGACCGCGTTTCCGTCGCTTGATGTAATTGCATCTGGCGGCTGGAAGCTGACCGTTACCACGCTGAGTGGACTGGGTCACCTTGAAGGTGAGACCGTGGATATCCTGGGCGACGGCGCGACGCACCCGCAGCGCACTGTCTCTGGTGGCTCTGTCACGTTGCAGGAAGGTTGCAGTAAGGTGCAGGTCGGCCTGCCGTGCCGCGCGCGCTTGCAGACGATGCGCCTGAATGCTGGCGCTGGTGACGGTACCAGTCAGGGCAAGACTGCGCGGATTAACAAACTGGTTGTGCGCTTCCTTGACACGCTTGGCCTAAAATACGGCAAAGACTTTGCAAACATGGACGATGCCGAGTTCGGCGATGCGCAAAACCTCATGGACAACGCGCCTCCGCTATTCACTGGCGACTTGGAGCTGGACTGGCCTGGCGATTACGACACTAATCCGTGGATTTGCTTCGAGCAGTCCGAGCCGCAGCCGTCCACCATCGTGGCTATCATGCCGATTGTTTCTACCTACGACCGGAGTTGATGTGGTGATCGTGCCATTTTCAGTAGAACATTTGGCTGCGATTAAATTACAAAGCGCGCAGTCGGATGTTCTCAGTACGCTGGGGGACGCTGAGTCTGTTTATCTGGAGGCCAGCGACTATGCGTTCACCGCGCTTGATGGCGATGTTGTCGTGGCCTGTGCTGGCATCATGAAGCTGTGGGAGGGTAGGGGACATGCGTGGGCATTGCTGTCTGGAAACATCGGCGCTCGATTTGTGGGTGTCCATCGTGCGGTCAAGCGCGCCATTCAGGTTTCGGGCTATCGTCGGATTGAGATGGACGTAGACGCATCACACGAAGAAGCGATAAAATGGGCGCACATGCTTGGGTTTTACAACGAAACACCTGACGGCATGCGCGGTTATGTGGCTGATGGTCGTTTAATATACAAATTTGTGAGGCTTGAATAATGGATCCAATTACCGCACTCGCTATAGGTTCGGCAGCTTTCTCTGCTATTGGAGCAATCCAGCAGGGTAATGCTGCTGCAGCATCTGAGCAGTCTCAAGCCAACGCTATGCGTTATCAGGCTGAGACAAACCGTCAACGCGCAACACTGGCGCTACAGCAAGGCAATCAGCAGGAAGAGTCCAAGCGTCGCGATAATCGTCGCGCGATGGGAAATCTGCGCGCCGGACTGGTTGAGAATGGCATCGGTCTGGAGTCTGGCACTGGTGCTGACCTCGTTGCCGAGTCGTCTCTAAACTCCGAACTGGACGCGCTAAACATCCGTTACGGCGCACAACTGAATGCGCAAGGGCTACAACAGCAGGCGGTCAGTGATGATTATTCCGCATCGGCTGCTACGGCACGCTCCAAGAATGCGCGCACGGCTGGTTACTTGGGGGCTGGCGCTTCCATTCTGACAGGGGCTGGGCAAGTATATCAAGGCCAGCAAAATAAACGTCTCTACGACGCTCAAATGAAATCCTACGGCGGTTAATCACTATGCCAAAAATCAATATCTTGCAGCAAGAGACCACGGTCAATAATCTAGGCCCAGCGCCTCAGTTACGTGCTGAACGTGTCACCTCACCCATTGGCGAGACTGCCGGCGCTTTCGTGCGTGGTCTGGGTGAAATCCAGCAAGGCGTTCAGATTGGCATGCAGGCTGATTTGGTTGAGGCTCGAATTTTAAAACAGCAGCAGGAGAACGACGCCGTCGCTTGGTCTGGAAAGGTGCTGTCTGATGCGCGGCTGCAATGGGACTCTGAGTTCCTAAAATCGCAGGAGACTGCAAAGCCTGGCGCTGCTGGGTTTACGCCTGAGTTCCTCACTAAGTTCGACAAGTACGCCGAAGAGACGGTAAAAAACGCACCGACTGAAAGTGCGAAAAAGTATCTTGGCGAGCGCATGTCTACGCTGCGCACGTCGCTGGGTCAGCAGGCGCTCACGTTCGAGGCTGGTGCGCGCCGTGATTACCGCATCGACCAGACCAGCGAGACAATCGCGAACAACGCTAAAAACGCGCAGGATAATCCGGCGAACTTCAACACTCTATATGGCGAGACTATCGCCACGATTGAAGCGCTGGAGATTCCACCGCGCGAGAAGTCTGCTCTGCTGGCAAAGGCTAAGTCTGACCTGTCCTACGCGAAAATGTACGGCGATATCCAGCGCGACCCACAAGGCGCTGCTTCTAAACTGCGCGGCTCTGTGAAGCCTGCAGAAACTGGCGGCGCTAAAGCTGGCGACTTTAATTCTGTGATGAAGTTCATCTTCGAAAAAGAGGGCGGCTACAACGCGAACGACGGAAACGGTCCGGTTAACTTCGGCATCAACCAATCGGCAAATCCTGACGTTGATGTGAAGTCGCTCACAAAAGACGGTGCGGCTGGCATCTATAAAAACCGTTACTGGAACGCTATCGGTGGCGACCAGCTGCCTGCAGGTGTTGCGCTCATGGCTATGGACACCGCTGTCAATCAAGGCGTGGCATTCGCTAAAAAAATACTCACGGCGTCAGGTGGCGACGTTGCAAAAATGGCAGAAATGCGCCGCGAGAAGTACGCCAGTCTGGTGCAGGCTAACCCTGGCAAGTATGGCAAGTATGCGAAAACGTGGGGCGCTCGCGTCAGTGATGCCGAGGCGCAGGCGCTTGGTGCTGGCGGTCGTGGTACCGGCGCGCTCGATGTGGCGACGATTACGCCTGACCGTGTAAGTGCGACGGGCGATATCGCTGTCGACTTGCTGTCGTTCGAGCAGCGCATCCGTCTGCTGCAAATGGCTGACACCCTGAACAATCAGCAGATGGCGCTTGCTAAAGAGCAGCTTCGCGGCAAGATGCAGGACTTCACCGCGATGGCAACATCCGGCACTGCAATTCCGCAGGCGTCAGTACCCACCGTGCAGGAGCTTACGGCTGCATACGGCGAGTCTGACGGCCTTAAAATGTACAACGACGACGTGAAGCCTATGCTCGCATTAAACGGCGAGCTACAGCGCTTCTCTGCGCTTTCTGTTTCCGACCGTCAGGCGGCTCTTACGGCAAATGCTCCGAAGCCTGGCGATGGATTTGCTGATTCCTCGAAGCGTTTCCAGGTGATGCAGCAGGCCGACGCTATGCTGCGCAAGGAGATGACCGACGACCCGTCCGCGTACACGCTGAAATATGCACCGTCCGTGGCGGCTTCGTTTCAACGATTGCAGCAGACACCGTCCGATGACATGGGCGCTAAATCTGCGGCGGCTACGGCGTATGTGAATGCGACGCTGGCTGAACAGCGCAGGCTTGGTGTGACTGACCCTGCTATCCTGCCGAAGTCTGTCACCGACAACATCGTGCGCCAGTTTTTCAATCAGCAGGAAGGCGGCCAGAATGCTGCTGTGCTGATGCAACAACAGGCCGCGCTGTGGGGTAAAAACTGGCCTGCAGTGTACGGGCAAATGGCGAAAGACCTGCCAGGCGCTGCGCTTGTGATTGGTGCTGGCATGAAGTCGCAGCCTGCTGAATTGCTGGCACGTGCCTCTGCTATGAAGCCGGAGGAGTTAAAAGCTGGCCTACCGAAAGACGACATTAAAACGGCAGAGGATTCTGTCCGTGAAAACATGACCGAGTTTCTTGCGTCGCTGTCACCGATGGCTGGCGGCGATAAGACGTTCAACACGTTTTATGACCAGACCAGCAAATTGGCGCTGATGTACGTGCGAATGGGTGAGAAACCGTCGAAGGCTGCCGAGCGCGCGTTTAACGACACCGTGGGCGACAAGTACGAGTTCGTCACCGACCGCAACAATTCACAGGCTGTGTACCGCGTGCCGAAACAGTTTGACGCGAACAGCATCGAGGCTGGTGCTGACCTGTCTTTGCGTCGCATCGAGACGATGCCGCTTGAGGTTCCGGCGTCACTGTTCGGGCTTGATAAGACACAGGCGCGTGCGGCCTACGTGTCTGCGCTCAAGGATTCCGCGTATTGGGTGACTGCGCCTGATGAGTCAGGGCTGATGCTGTATGCGAACGGTGCGGCTGTCACTGACACTACAGGCAAGCCTCTCACGCGCTCATGGGCTGATTTAAGCACGGCAAGTAAGCCACGGACTTCGCCACCTGTTGCGGGTGCGCCTGGCATGAATGGCCTGCCGGCTGACGCTGATTTCTTTAATCTTTACGGAGCGCCACAATGACAATCTACACCGATGGCGCTGTAATCCGTCGCGGTCAGACGCTCGAGGAATTCCAGACACCGCTTGGCGACTACCTCGGGGCTAAATTTGACCAGGCGCTTGACGCCAATCCTCTGAACCTTGCGACCGATAATCGTGAGCTGTCACAGGCGCAGGACAATGTTGTCGGCGACTATGCCGACCCGCTCACCGGCTTTGCGCTCGGTGAATTGAATGTCACGCCGAAGCCACGCATCACAGCTGATGAAGTTCGTGCGCGCAGTGAAGAGGCTGGCGTCAAGGTGGACGTGCCAGAGGGTGGGCTTACGTCAGAGGCGCTGGATATCCTGATTGCACGTCGCAAAAAGCAGGCGGCATACAACGATGCTATTGAGCGCTCTCCTTTTGGACTTCGCTCGTTTGCAGGCTTTGGTGTGCAGCTGGGCGCGTCTTTGCTTGACCCGTTGAACATCGGCCTTGCGTTCGTGCCAGTCGTGGGTCAGGCGCGCTATGCCGGCATGATTGCAAAGGCTGGCGGCGCTGCTGGTAGGGCAGGCGTGCGTGTTGGTATCGGCGCTGCAGAGGGTGCAGTGGGCGTGGCAGCTTTTGAGCCTTTAGCATACACGATGCACCAGTCGCTGCAAGACGATTATTCCGCGCTGGATTCACTGATCAACATCGGCTTTGGCTCTGCGCTCGGTGGCGGCTTGCATGTTGTGGGCGGCGCTACAAAGGACGCGATGCTTGGTCGCTGGTGGGAGCCTAGCATTCCACCTGCTCCGCGAATTGAAGAGACAACCGTTAAACTGGACGGCGTGGACTACACGAAATACGACGCTCCGACATTTCAGCGCATGCAGGAGTTGCCTGCATCACCTGACGGCATCCCTGCTGCACGATTTGACCCAAATAGCGCGGCGGCAGTAACCGAGGCTGTGTCTCCGCAGACGCGTGAGGCTGCCTTGCGTACTGCTGTGGCGCAGGCGATTGATGGGCGCTCTGTAGATATTGATCCGATAATTCGTGCTGATTCAAAATCTGATGCTCCTGCATTAACGTCTAAGTCGTCCACTTTGCTTCGTGAATGGATTTACAAAACGCTGCAGCCTAACGCACTGCGCGGAAAAAATGCAAACAAGGATGCAATCAACCGGATTGAGCGTCGAGCGGCTGGGATAGACGACGGTTCTCCTGCGCGCAAAGGCAATGAAATTTATGACTACGAATTACGAGACGTGCGCCTGTCGCAATTAATTCCTACTCAGTTTGGAGAGGATGCGCTAAACGATTCATCTAGGTACACAGCGGACTCAATTCGTTCAGCTAAATCTATTGATGAAATTCGCGCTGAGGACGTGTTGCCAATTTTGCTATCGCCAGATGGGCGCGTGCTAGACGGAAACCATCGTTTTACTGCGGCAAAACTAAACGATGAGCAGACCATTCCTGCTTTAGTTCCTGTACGTAAAGGAACAGGCAAAGTTTCCAACATTGAACAGTACCTGAACCCTTCAAAAGTTTCTCGAGATCCTGTGGACATAGCCTCTGCGGTTAAGCGCCAATCCTCACCAGATTCCGTCCGCGTGGCTGACCCTAAAGCGTCCGAGGCGGCAACCGAGCGCCTGGCCACCGCACCGAAGTCCGAGGCGCTGGCTGATGCCGAGGCGGAGTTGGCGCGGGTAATGAATAACCTGAATGAGTTGTATGTTCCTGTCGAGCAGGCCGATGTTATGCTTCGTGATTTGAAACCGTACGATGATGCGATAAAATCATCAGAAGAATTAGGCCGTGCCGCGCGCGCTGCCGCTATTTGTGACTTGAGGGCATAGCATGGCATTTACAAAATGTATTGAAACCCTGAAAGCTGCGGCAGGCCGTGAGCTGACCGACGACGAACTGGACTATGTGTTCACCGAAGTGCGCAAGCGTCGCGACTTCATCAAGGCAACCGGTAAGGCTGACTCGCTGGAGGATGCCGCACTCAAGGCTGCGGACGAACTGGCAAACAACATCAAGCTGGCGGCGGTCATCGAGAAGCGAAACGCTGCGCTGAACCTGTCCAAGCGCCTACGTCACGTCGAGTGGTCGCAGCAAAACTACGGTACCAAGATTGCCGAGCCTTTGGAGACGTTGCTTGTCGGAACCAATCGCGCTGTTGAGGGTGCGCGAGACGGTGTAGCGCAGACCCAGCAGGCCATCATTAAAAACTACCTGTCCGGCATGACCAGCGATCTGGTGCAGTCTGACCTGTTCCCGATCCTGTCGTCTGGCACAATGGATCGCGAAATCACCCGCGCGATGTGGGCTATCGGTCGCAAGGACGAGGCGGCGCTGCTCTCTGGCATGCCAAAGGAGGCGGTCGACATTGCTCGCGTCATCAACAAATGGGAAGAGGTCGCTCGCGTCGATGCCAATAAGGAGGGCGCGTGGATTCGCAAGGCTGCAGGCTATGTGGTACGCCAGTCTCACGACATGCTGCGTATCAGCAGGGCAGGGCTAGACGAGTGGAAAGCCGACGCGCTGAAGCTATTCGACCTGAACCGCATGCTGTCGGAGTCGCCGTCTACAAACGTGGACGAGATGCTCAGTCGTTTGTACGCCGACTTTGCTGCCGGCAATCACATGAAGGCCATCAAGGACGATGAGCTGGCGGGTGCGTTCACCGGTCCAGCAAACCTTGCAAAAAAACTCAGCCAGTCGCGCGAGGTGTTTTTCAAAGATGCCGACGCCTGGTTCGATTACAACTCGAAGTATGGCGCTGCGAACCTGCGCGAGGCTGTCGTTGGCGGTCTGCGCTCACGTGCGGAAGCGACCGGCCTCATGCGTGTGCTGGGGACTAATCCCGAGGCTATGCTGAAACGCATCGAGACGGAGCTTGTGGACGCCGCAAAACGTGCGGGTGATACCGAAGCCTTGACCGACTTTAATAATTCGCGCAACGAGCTAGATAATTACTTGGCTGCGGTCGACGGTCGCATGAATTCGCCAGTGAACGCTACGGCGGCGCGCGTGTCTGCCAATATACGCAGTGTAACGACGCTGGCTAAACTTGGCGGCATGATTCTTTCCCAGTTAAACGACGTTGCGATTTACGCAACATCGATGCGATATAACGGTCGCTCGTTTCTCGGCAGCATGGGCGAGGCCGTCACTGGTCTTGGTCGCACCCTGAAAACGAAAGAGCGCCAGGACTTACTGTCGTCGCTGGACGTGGTGCTGGAGTCGATGGTCGGTGAAATCGGGCGCACTGGCTCGTTCAACGATGCCGGCTCGATGACGCGAGCCATGCAGATATTCATGAAATACAACGGCTCTACGTGGTGGACGGAGCGCATGCGTGCCTCTGCCGCGCTTGGCCTGTCTCACAATCTGGCGCTAAACAAGGCGCTGGACTACGGCAGTTTAAATCCAAACTTGCAGCGCGTACTGAACACCTACGGCATTGATTCCGCGCGTTGGGATATGCTGCGCTCGATGCCGCAGAAGCTGGCAGACGGTCGTGAGTACATGACGGCTGATCAGGTTCGCCTGCTGCCCGATGCAATGTTTGAGAACAGCCTGCGCAATGCTGGCATACCTGTGTCCGAGGCGGCGATTGCGAACGCTCGCAACGACCTTGAGAACAGCCTGCGCAATTACATCGTGGACAATACGGCATTTGCGGTGCTGGAGCCGGACGCAAAAACGCGCGCCATCATGTTGCAGGGTTCACAGCCTGGCACCTGGACAGGAGAGTTTTTCCGGTTCTTGACTCAGTTTAAATCCTTCACCGGCGCGTACATGCAAAAGACGCTAGGGCGCGAGCTGTTTGGGCGTGGCTACAAGGGTGACAGCGTTCTCGGTGCGATGTCTGCCGGTAATGGCGAAATGATGGGCTTGGTAAGCCTACTGATGGTTTCGACGGCGATGGGCTACGGCTCGATGGTGCTGAAGGACTTGGCGAAGGGTAAGACGCCGCGCGACATCACCGACCCCGATATCAGCTACAAAGTGTTCCTTGCGGCAATGGTGCAGGGCGGTGGCGCTGGTATCTATGGCGACTTTCTGTTTGGTGAGGCTAGTCGTATGGGTGGCGGTACGCTTGACACGCTGGCTGGTCCGATTATCGGCACTGGCGCTACGTTCTTTGATACGTTTAAGCGTGCGCTGCATGGTAACGAGCCGCATCTAGGCGCGGAGTTGTTCCGTCAAACGATTAACAACACGCCATTTATGAACCTGTTTTACACGCGCATATTGTTAGATTATTTATTTTTGTATAGAATTCAGGAACACCTGAACCCAGGATATCTGCGTCGTATGGAGCGCCGAATTGAGCGCGAAAACAATCAGCAGTTCCTGGTTCGACCTTCGGAGGTAGCACGATGACCGTTTCAACCACCAGCAATCGCATTAGTTACAACGGTGACGCATCGTCTACCGTATTTTCATTTCCGTATAAGTTTCTCGCCACCAGTGACCTCAAAGTGTACGTGGGCGACGTCCTGCAAACCATCACCACCGATTACGCCGTGGGTACTCCGTCAGACACTGGCGCGAACGTCACGTTTGTTTCACCTCCTGCGGCTGGTACCGACAACATCGTGATTGTCCGAGATTCCGACTTGCTACAGCAGGCCGCGTTAAAATCTAACGGCAAGTTCCCAGCAGAGACTGTGGAGGACATGGTCGACAAGGTGACGCTAATTGCCCAGCGCATCCGCGACTTGCTGACGCGCTCGTTCACGCTCTCCGATTCAGACACGACTGGTGCATCGCTTACCGTTCCGACACCTGCCGCTAACCGCGCAATTAAGTGGTCGAGCGACGGGCTGTCTCTGGTAAACAGCACCTATGACCCTGACGATGCGGTGGCTGATGCATCTGCATTTGCAAATTCTGCAGCTATTAGTGCTGCTGCCGCTCTCGTAAGTGAGAATGCCGCTGCTGCTACTTATGATGAATTTGACAAACGAAATCTTGGCGCCAAAGCAGTTGAGCCTACTTTAGATAACGACGGGAATCCTTTGGAGACTGGCGCTCAGTATTTCAACACATCTACTGAAAAACTCCGCATTTATGATGGTGCGGCTTGGCAAGACACCGCAACGGCCACGCCTGCGTCATTCACTGCTGACACGTTCAGCGGCACAGGCGCGCAGACCGCATTCACGCTGTCCGCTACGCCTGCCAGTGTTCAGAGCCTGATTGTGTTTATCAGCGGTGTGCGCCAGACGCCTACGACTGATTACACGTTCTCTGGCACGACGCTGAACTTTGTCGCGGCTCCACCGCTTGGCACAGGTAACATCACGACGCTGGTTGTTTCTGCATTGGCTATTGGCACGCCTGACAATGACTCGGTTTCAACTGCGAAGATTCAGAATAATGCGGTGACTGCGGATAAGATTGCAGATGACGCGGTTACGTTTGCAAAAACTCAAAACATTGCTACATCTCGTTTGCTAGGTCGTACCACAGCTTCAAGTGGGGATATTGAAGAACTGACCGCAGGAGATAGATTAACTCTTACTGGTGGGGCTTTAAATGCTACTGCCTACCCTGTTACAAGTGGTACTTCTGTTTCAGCTAGTGGTACGAGCGTGGACTTTACGGGAATACCTTCATGGGCAAAACGTATCACAGTAATGCTAAATGCGGTAAGTCTTAATGGTTCTGCCGCGGTAAGGGTTCAATTGGGTGATGCTGGTGGGATTGAAAATACAGGATATACAGGATTATCTACAAATATATTAGCTGCATCAGCAAACGCGACTTCACTTTCTGCTGGCGTTGATTTTGGCGTAGCAGCAGCTGCTACAAATATTTCAGGGAGTGTTGTTTTTACAAAACTGGATGGTAGCACATGGACATTTTTTGGAATTGGCTCATCTCCTACTGGTACGATATTAAGCTCCCAAGTTAGTGGTGTTAAAGCACTTTCTGCTGCGCTTACGCAATTACGCATAACTTCAACTAACGGCACAGACACTTTTGATGCTGGTTCAATTAACATTATGTACGAGTAGGATTAGATATGCGCCAAGTTGTAAATATAGTAACAGGTGAAATTACTTTTGAAGAAGACGCTCCGCTGTCTCCTCAGTCTCCACCACAGATTCCTACTGTTGTCACAATGAGGCAAGCACGACTTGCTTTGTATGATGCAGGATTATTAGGTACTGTTGATGAATCTCTGGCTCTAATGCCTATTGAAGAGCAGCGCAAAAAAGCACAGATTGAGTGGGAGTTTGCAACAACCGTGCAAAGAGATTCTGCTTTAGTCTATGGATTGGCAGGCGCTCTCGGTCTGACCGACGCTATGCTGGATGATTTATTTATAGTGGCTGCATCTCTATGAACCTCCTACTCTGGCTAATCTATTTCATCCCAGCTCTAGCAGTCGAGGTTTTCTGCTACCTCACTAATCCCATTGCGGCATTGTTCACGTACCGCGAGCGTCGCTTTGATACTGTAAAGCGCCTAGGTTCTATCAAAGCCACACTGCCGCGTGACTACCTATGGCTTTCGCTCTGGCAGACGCACGACAACGCTGCTGATGAGTGGTGGTACGGCGTGTATAACGAGGCGCACTGGTTTAAGTTTGCACAGAACTGGACGCAGGACGACTACGACAATTCATGGTGGGTTCGGTATTACTGTCGAGTGATGTGGCTGTATCGAAATAATGCCTATGGCTGGTTGTATGCAATATTTTCAAGACCAAAAGAGACTGCGCTTAATACACGAGTTTACGGAACTGAATATCAGGGCTTCTGGATTCAACTTAAAACTTACCCAAGCAGTTTCCAGCTTGAGTTTCAAGTTCCGCTTGGCGCTAGCTATCTATCTGTGAACATTGGATGGAAGGCGCACAAGTCAACTGAGCGATTGCTATACGCCAACAGAATAATTGGTTTTAGAAAATACGAATAGAGCGCCGATGACGCCTGAACAACACCTTGACCACGTGCGCGAGCTTGCGGAAGTAAAAACGCAAATGAGCAACATCGCTAGTGATGTGTCCACAATAGTCGAAAAGTTAGACGTACTCTTTGGGTTGCAACGTGAAATGGTGAGGATGGAACAGGAGCAGGCAGACCACAGAGACTCCATCAAGCGAGCCTTTGAACGTATCGAGCGCGGGGAGGAGGCTAGTACCACGCTTAAGGAGTCCACCGAGCGCTGGATTAATCGCGGACTCGGGGGCTGGTTTGTTGGTGCGATACTGGTGTCTGTGATTCAGTGGCTAATTGTTGACCGCGTGAAAACTTACGAAAGCACGCAGACTGCTCACACGCAGATGATGGTCACCATCGACCGTCGCCTGTCTTGGATGGAGTACGAAATTAAACGGCATAAGAAAACGGAGCCTGGAAATGAATTTTGATGACATGTTTACTCGACTGCTGGGACATGAGGGCGGCTATTCTAATGACAGTCGCGACCCTGGCGGAGAAACTAATTGGGGTATCTCGAAGCGTTCCTATCCGAACCTCGACATTAAAAACATGACCCGTGAAAAAGCTCGCGACATTTACTATCAGGATTTCTGGACGCCTCTCGCGGGTGAGCAGCTGCATGACGGCGTGGCCTGGCAGCTGTTTGACTTCGCTGTGAACTCTGGCATCGGCACGGCTATTAGAGCCTACCAGCGTGCGCTTGGCGTGGCTGACGACGGACACTTCGGCGCTCGCTCTCTGGCGGCTGCGCGCACGATGTCTGAAACGGATCAGATCATGCGCGTCGTTGCAGAGCGCCTGGACTTCATGACTCGCACCAGTGGCTGGCCTGCATTTGGCAAAGGCTGGGCGCGTCGCATTGCAGCTAACCTTAGATTTGGAGCGGAGGACGCATAATGTGGCAGCTATTGATACCGGCAATCACCGGACTTTTGGACAAGGTAATCCCTGACCCGCAGGCACAGGCCGACGCGAAGTTTCGCCTGCTAGAGCTGGGGCAGAAGGGCGAGCTGGCAGCGCTTGATGCTGACATGAAGCTGGCGATGGGTCAGATTGAAATTAACAAGGCCGAGGCCGGCACTGATATGTTTCGCGGTGGCTGGCGTCCATTCTGCGGCTGGGTGAGTGGCTTTGGCCTGGCTTACACGTTTTTGCTGCGGCCTCTGTTGCCGTGGACGGTGTCTTTGTTCGGTGCCGACGTTCCTGCGTTGCCTGAAATTGATATTGATACGCTCATGGCATTGCTGTTTGGCATGCTTGGGCTTGGGGGCCTTCGCACGTTTGAACGTGTGCGCGGCAAGGTTTAAAAAAAAGCCTCCGTAATCTGGAGGCAAAGGGTTGGCTTTTCAACCATAGGGAGTATACCGTTGGAGGTACGTGATAAGTTTACACCCGTTGCTCATCTAAAAGCAATTTTATTTGCGTTGTTGTTGCTTGGCTGCTTATTACGTGTCTAGGGATGCTGCGGAACATGGCGCGCTGTTGCTCCACGACGCGTTTAAATCCGTCGATGAGCGTTGGTGTCAGCGGCATGCCGTTCTCAAGCCTACGGGCTACTGTGTGCATCGGCTGGTCGTCGTAATCGATGCCGTGCTTCTCTGCCAGCATGCGCCAGTACTCCATCCATCCTTCAAGAGCTGACAGCACGTCGTAGGTCACGCCTTTGGTGGTCATGACTGGACGGCCTTGCTCGGTTTCAATTGCGCCATGTTCAAGCTTCTGGATCAGGCGCATGGTGTCATCGAACTGCTCGAACTCGTCAATCGCTGACGGGACGTTCCGACGCTTTGGTTGGGGTGCTATCGGCTTGAGCTTTTCCATCGCTCTGCGTATTTTTCTGTTCATGCTCTGTTCCTTTTTTAAATATGGCATCCCACCTGGCTTGGACTTCTGCGTCTGCTACCTGCTGGGGACGACGTGCGCTTCCTTTTCCTCCGTCACTCATGGCTGGCTCCGTCATGCGCTTGTAGTGATTGTGTGCTGGTTGCGGATAGTGCTTCAGATGCAATCTTGTAGGTGCAATTATCTCTATGAAATTTAATCTGGTCAGTCTTTGTAAAGCATGAACAAGTGCCAATCTTTAAACGTTCCAAAGCCTCACGCAACCGCTCGTTGTCTGCTTTGAGTTCATGGTAATGCTTATATGCCAATTCTTCATCATGCCTTGCTTGGTCTTTTTCTTCTAAAGCTGCTTTAAGTGCTTTTTTATACTCCGCAATCTCACCAGCACTTTGCTGTTGGGCGGCTTGCCAGCCTTCATAGCGTAAAAAGGTATTTGGATGAACATAAACGCCCATGTCATCTTTTTTTAAATAGATTTTAGCAATCTCTAAATCGCAGTTGTGGCGTGTTGTTAATTCTTTTACAAACCATGCCTCAAACTCTTTACGTGACGCTTCGTTGTTATCCATGATTAACCTCTTTCACGGTAATCTTATGTAATGTGTGTTTATTATTTATCTCTATAAGGTGGCTTGGGAAATCAGGTTTAGCGAAAGGCATCCACGCTATTACTTTTAAACCTACGTCAAGTTGTCTATTTTCAATAAACCAATCGTGAACAGGCGCATCGTAATTAGCGTCAGGTTTTTTATGTAAACACTGTCCTGAATGAACAGTTCCGTCTGATAATGCTAACCACACATCAGGACTAAACCCGCCGCAATGAGGGTCAGGTGGTAATGACTGCGGTACGCTTTGCCAAGGTAAAGCTATTGTGTTTAATTTATCCATGATTAACCTCTTTAAGTTTGGCTTGGATTGCTTTGGCTATATCAGCCAAACTATTATTGTTTAAATAAATTCTATCTAATTGCTTTAGGTTTAATTCAACCCATTCGCGCTTTTGTGGTGATGTGAAAAGTGGGATTCTTAACTTGTCATTATTATCAGGATAAAGCCAATAACTTCCATCTTCTTTTAATGGCAAAACACAATCATTTGAAATCCAAGCCACAGCCTCACCACTATCAGCTTCAATGGTTGGTGCGTCATTAATGGCATCTTCAATGTTTTCTAAAAACCATTCTGTATAATCGCCATTACTATTTTCTTTAAAATATTCAATCAAATCCTTGCGACTTATCAAGTCGTTGTCTAGTCTAGTCATTGGTTATCCTTAAAAAACTCTTTTAATTCTTCCTCTGTAACATAGTTCATGATCGGCTCTGATTTAACATTTTCTACGGTGTAGCAATTAAATTTAAGCTTATTAATCCACTCTTGGATATGCGCTTTTAAAGCTAAATCATAGTCAGTTATAGCTTCAAAACTTTCAGCACATTCTCCACACTGTTCATATACACATTCTTCGGCTTTTTCTTGGATGTACTCCAAAATCCACTCTGCTTTAATTTTTGGCTGGGCTGATTCACCGATAAAAATAACGGCATTTCGTGCATCTTCTATTGATTCGCATTGGTTATATAAAACATCATCAATAGCAGAATACAAATCATCCATAAAACTTTCTTCGTCCGCGCTGTAGCATAAGTTACTCATCTTCCTACTCCCTATATCAAAAATCATTCTGGTTCATTTTTTTGAGAAATGCCAAAGTAATATGCGGTTTCTTTAGAAACGTATGCCACAGCCTCACCACTATCAGCTTCAATGGTTGGGGCGTTGGTGATTTGAGCAATCACGTAATCTTTTATCATGTGACTAGCACCTATTTTATTTACTTCTTCCAACAAAGCCTTGCGACTTATCAAGTCGTTGTCACACGCTATATGAACCAAATATTCACCACTTCTTTTCGGTGGCGTTGATTGAACATCATAAAATTTAGTCATTGGTTAGTCCTTATAATGTTTCTGCACAATTACCATAACGCCAGCAACAAGTTGATTTACTTTAGCGTGAAACATATAGTCTGAACGATACTTAAGTAATAATTCTTCTTGTGAAGGAAAATTAGGGAACGGATTATCTAAGTTCCACTGGTATTGAATAAATGCATCTGTTAAGTCATGCTGTAAATCTAATTTTGTACTATTCATTATTCAACCTTTCTCTTTCTCACAAGTTGGGGAGGCTGGTAGTGGCATCCAGTGGGTTACTAACGGGTCATGATGTAAATACCATTTTGTATAAACTTGATTGCCTTTATCATCAAATCCGCTTGTTATCGGTTTGAAGTAATCCTCAATGTGGATTGTTTCTATTGAACCATTTTCAAAATGTGCTAGTACAGAATCATCTTTTAATTCTGGCAATCTATCCTCAACACTTACCCACCCATCAGGCAACGTAACTTGCGATTTTTTAAAGTGGTTGATTAAATCACATCGCAAATTGTATTCAGGGTCATATTGGTCAACATGTTTATATCTCTCACGTTGTTGCCGATTGTTTTTAATTATCGAAATAACAGCATCTGCTTTTTCTTCTGAATTTAAGGCTATTTCTACATCAGGCAACGTAACTTTGTGTTGTGTAAACAAGTCAGCACGTTGAGGCATTTCTTCAAGAGCGTCTTGTAGCTCATGCCATATCTCGGCAGGTATAGCAAAGTAATTAACATCATGAAGTGTAATTTCTTCTACTTGCTCATTGATTTCGTCTAGCTTGCCAATGACTTCAACAACTGCGAATCCTAACTTGTCACGCTCTTCTAACGCTATTGCTACATCAGGCAACGTAACTGTTGTGCTGGCTTCGTGCATTTCTCTAGCCATCTGCTCTAATACTGGTTGCAATCTTTCATCAAGCACATGGACGCGCTCATGAGTTTTTGTATTACACAGTCTGAAACTGCTACCTTTACATTTAGTCTGTATTTCCCAACCTGCTGGCATTGGTATGTAATATCTATCCATGTCTGAATCGTAGTCAATCTTAGGCAACGTGACTGGTTCGGATAGGGCGGCTTTGCAGGCTTCAAGCAACGTTTCACCTTCCATTGCACATAACTCACCTTCTAGGTACATTTCCATAGCTTCAATAGCAATTCTCAAAGCAGCATCTTTTGTAGTCATAATAGTCTCCGTTAATAAACGGCTGCTTACGGCAGCCACTCGTTCCCCTTAAATCGGGTGTTGGAAGTCATCCTCTGTCTGCTGCGGCATGTCGTATTCCTCTGCTGGCGGCGGTGCTTCCTCGACTGGCTCTGCATCCACGACCTTCTGCAGGTTGCTGTTGCGTTTGCGTGGCGCTGCTTCCGGTTGTGGTGACACGTCGTGCATCGGTGCTGGTTGCTCTGGCGGCATGAACAGCGGGTCATCTTCTGCAAGCACACCGTCCAGATCAGTCGATAGTGGCAGGCGCTTTGCAAGTCTGCGGATGGCTGTCTTGCGTGCCATCTCATCCCACCAAGTTACCCACGGTCCACTATCTTTTGCGCGGCTGACGTTGCGCACCTTGTCCACCTGCTGGCGATTCATGATCTCGACGTATGTTGCACCATCCTTCATGCGTGCTACCGCGTAGACGCCTATCACGTCACCACGTTCACCGAACCAGTCAGGCTCATGCATTGGCACTGCGTCGAGTCCTGGCCTGTATGTGAATTTGTCTTTGCTGTAGACGATCTGTGCGTCAATGCTTGCGAGCTCTCCGCTATTGCGCACCAGCTTCATCACGCCACCAATCATGGGCATAAACTGCGCCTGGTCTTTGAAGGTGACGATTGCGCCTTCGCGTCCGTCTGGCAGCAGACCCATCTGCGCCGCCTTCATGCTGGAGGCGTAGAGGCTGCGGCGGTCTGCATTCAGTAGGGCAGGGTTCTGCTGGACGGCTGTCACCAGTACGCGCTGGAACTTCTCGACGCTGACGTGTGACGGGAGTGCGGCCTTAAACTGCGGCTGCATTTTCTGCAGGTCATTTCGGACTGCGTCGATGGGTTGGATTTGGTTGGTCATGCTTAGTCTCCAAAAATTGAATTTACTTCTGATTGTTCGATGCGCTCCATCAGCGCCTTTCTTTGTTGTTCCCATTCTTCTGCAGTGCGCATGGGGTATAATCCTTTCACTTTTTCGATGCGCTCTTTTGGTAATGTCATGGCGGCAATCTGACCGAGCATCTCATCCCAGCTTAAACCGTCGCAATACTTATCGCCTTCACGCACGTCTATTCTGTTTTTATCACTTATCGTGATCACTATTTCTCTCATGCTGCTTTCTCCTTCTTCGTGGTGATTCTAAAGTTTCGATATCCTTCTCGCGTGTAGGCGACCTCTGCCGGTCCGACCATGCCTGCGCTGATGCTGTAGCCATCCAGCAGGCACTTCTCGTGGTCACCGATGCGGGTGAGCAGCATGCCTTTGGCGGTGCGCTTGTCCTCGTATGCGAGCTTCTCGCGCAGGCTGGCCTCTGCGTATTTCTCACACAGCGATGCGATTTCAGCATCACCGCGGGCGTCCATAACTTTGCCTGGCTCCGCGAAGCCGTACAGCTTGGACACAAACTCGGCGTCGTCTGGGAAGGATGGCTCTGGCTCTTTGCCGTCAGCTATCGATTGCCAGAAGGCTCGGACGCGTTTCTCGATGGCGTTGCCGACGTCTCGGTCACGTTCGCGTATCAGCACCTTCGGACTGTTGCCTGCGACCAGCACGCCAATGCATCCCCACTCGAGGTCTGCGACGTGCAGCTGGTGCTGGAGCTGAATCTCGATGTGCTCTGGCGCAGTGATGTTGCCGTCGTCCTCGACCGTCCACTTGTCGCGGAAAACCATGTAGTCGACGTTTTTGATTTCGAGGATGCCGATGCGGTTGTCTGCGTCGATCATCTTGAAGTCAAAGCTGCTGCCCATGCGAGCATCGGTGTATCGAATGTACTCTTTCATCGGTTCGCATACCCATCCCATGTCCTCGGCGATTCCGTAAGCGATAGCGTCTTGCAAGCGTCTTCCCCACATCATGCGAGTGTTGTCTGCAATTTCTACAACGCTTCCTTCTTTCTTTCTGTGCCACAGTTCAAAAGCCGTAGCGTATGGAGACATATCGAATAGCGCAGACGCTTCTGTCGATGTTATGTCTTTTGTTCTAAGTTGCTTCCAGTGCAGATCGCTTTCAGGGACTATAATCTCACGCGTCATTTTGTTTTCTCCGTTTTGCTTGTTTCTTGATTTTCTCGCAGGCTTTGCATCGGCGTGTTTTGTTTTTACCTTCAATGCGTAAGTTGTCGCCACTTAAAGGATGTCCTGCGTTGCAGTGTGTTTTTTGCCTTGCTGCTTTTCCTACACCGGCGTCTCTGCCTTTTTTTATCATGTCTGCAATATTTGCGGACTGTGGTGCTGCAAACAAATGATCTGGGTTGATGCAACATGGCACGTCGCATACGTGGCACACAGCCAATCCGTCTATTGGCTTTTTGGTGAAAGCTTTAAATGACAATCTGTGTGCCAGTGTTGGTACGTAGTGACCTCTGTCTGCATGGTAAACACTTAGTCGCGCATATCCTTGCCTATCAATTCTGCCAGTCCATATCCAGCAGCCTGATTCTGTAATTCGCTCTACTCTAGATAAAAGTCTTTGCTCTATAGGGATGCGTTCCATTTTTTCTCGTCCTGTTGTTTTAAGTGTTGCCAGTTGTTGACTACTTTAATTGCGCGTTCTGTTTCTGCATCTCGCACCGCACACCAGTATTCCATCTGCTCGATGTCCTGCGGGGTCAGGTCGCGGTCTATTAAAAACCTGCCTGTTCTTGGTAGCTTAGTCATACATGTACCACCATGTAACGAACTGGTAGACAAATGATGCGGCTGTAATAATCGTTAGTATGACTAAAACAATGTCGTCGTTATCTAGCTTCATAGTTTTGGATTCCATGTCGGTTCAAATAAACTTGTAAGGCCGAGGCTTTCGATACTGTCTGGCTCGTACCCAGCGTTTAACTCGCTGTTGTAAAGTTCGCGGCAGGCTTTGCTGTCTTTGCGATGCGGAAATGGGTAGGCTTCGCAGCGGCACGTTTGTTGCGCATATCTATATTTACTGGCGCTCATGCTGCTCTCCTGTCCGAGTGCTTCGCCATGTACTGGTCGTAACCTTCGCGTATCCATGTGCGGTGTTCGTCGGTTGCGCCGATGCTTAACACTAGGTCGATGTGCCTGCCGCGTGCTGCAGCGTCAAATCCGAGCTGGCGGCAGGTGCGTTTTAAATTAGGTACTTTCATTATTATCTCCTATGGTGGCGCTGTAATCTTAGCGCGTGGTGTTATATTGCCACCACTAGAGACGCAATGCAAGTGATTTTTTAATAATTTAATTATTGCAAATGCGTTGCGATTATGCCACCATATAATTTCTATTGACGATTGAAAGCAACATTATGACACCCGCAAAACTTGTTATATCTCGATTTGGAGGCGTTAGACCGTTGTCGCGCCTGTTAAATCGGCACCATTCGTCCATTGTGCGCTGGCCTCAACCGAAGCCGCGCGGCCTGGGCGGTTTCATTCCATCCAATTTGCACCAGACTTTGCTCGCAATTGCTAAACAGCGCGGGATAAAACTGACTTCTCACGAGTTGATATATGGGGGCGGCGATGACGACAAAAAATGCGCAAAATAATTACCCGATCCGCGACTTCGTGAAGGCAATGCAGGAGCAGTTTGGCAGGTGCGAATACAAAGCGACAGCTGGCGACGGGACAATTGTTCAGTCACCTGGCTACATCGACACCTCACACATGAAGTCGGTCTGCGCTGACTTTCGAGGTGGCTCCAAATGAGCGGCCAGTCTCGCAAAATGTCGGCGCTAGAGTCTGCAAGCAGCACGGCTATTGGGTTCTGCGTCGCGTTCTTTGCGCAGCTGTTCATCATGGACGTGTTCGGCATTCAGGCCGACGTGTTCCGAGACCTGCTGATCACGGTGTTTTTTACGGTGCTGTCGCTCGTTCGCGGATATGCGGTAAGGCGGTTTTTTAATTGGCTGCAGGTGCGCGTATGATTTACGGCTCTGTGTGTTCAGGTATTGAAGCCGCGACCGTTGCCTGGCATCCGCTTGGCTGGAAGCCATCATTTTTCAGTGAGATTGATAAATTCCCGCGTGAAGTTTTAGCGCATCACTATCCGCATGTGCCATTACACGGTGATTTTACAACGATACAGAAAGGCGACTATGAGCCAATTGAACTTTTGGTCGGAGGAACTCCATGCCAGTCATTCTCAGTTGCAGGACTTAGAGCAGGCCTTAATGACCCACGAGGAAACCTCATGCTTGAGTTTGGTGCGCTTGCTAAACGACTACAGCCAAAATGGCTGGTTTGGGAAAACGTACCAGGTGTCTTGTCCAGTAACGGTGGAAGGGATTTCGGAAGTTTCCTCGCTATGTTGGGGGAACTCGGGTATGGGTTCAGCTACAGGGTTCTTGATGCTCAATATTTCGGAGTGCCACAAAGACGCAGACGTGTGTTCGTTATCGGACATATTGGAAGTTGGCAACGTGCCGCAGCGGTACTTTTTGAGCGCGACAGCTTGCAGGGGAATCCTGCGCCGAGCAGAGAAAAGAGGCAAGAAGTTACCGAGATTGCTGGAACTCTCACTTCAAACGGTGGCGGACTCAATAGACCAGCAGGAAACGCAAATGAGTTAGATTTTTGTGTCACATGGCCGGCACAAATTGCACACGCTTTCAAAGTAAGAGGCGGTTGCGAAGGTGGTGGCAAAGGCTATCTAGGACAAGATGAACAAGCATTCACATTATCAACAGGCGCAGACCAACAACTATTTCACAAAATGCAAGTTAGACGCTTAACCCCTAAAGAGTGCGAGAGATTACAGGGATTTCCTGATTCGTTCACTGACATACCTGGCGCAAGCGATTCAGCAAGATACAAGGCATTAGGTAACTCGATGGCTGTACCCGTCATGTTTTGGTTGGGTTCTAGGATTCAGTTAGTGGAGGATTTATGTATATCTGCAAAGAGTGTTTAGTAGAAAAAAATCCTATTGAATTTCGCATTCATAAAAAAGGTTATCGAATTGGAAAGTGCAAAAATTGCGAAAGAGAATATCAAAGAAAATTCTATAAAGAAGGTGGTGAAATAACGCGAGAAAGAAAAAGATTGCACATGAAAAAAATTCGCGAAGAAAACCCACAGGCAATTAGAGATTATCAAAATTCTTTAAGAGCAAAAAACCCAGAAAAAGCTAGAGAGAAAATGCGCTCTTATACAAGCAAAAGGTTCTTTTGGGTAAAGGCAATGAAACTTAAAGGTGAAAACAAAGCAACAACTAAACAACTTGCATCGATGTGGAAAAAACAAAAAGGTTTATGTGCTTTAACTGGAAAAAAATTAGATAGAACAGCACAGCTTGACCATATTTTACCTAAAGCAAAAGGTGGTACTGACAACATAAAAAATCTTCAATGGCTTTCTCCAGAAGTAAACCTTGCAAAAAGAGATTTAACCGATGAACAGTTTATTGATTTGTGTGCATCTGTAATGCGCTGGATCGGCTCTCGCATTGCGGCTGTTGATGCGATAATCTCACCAGTCAGTGAGGCTGCCGCATGACTATCGATCTCCGCTACTTCCAGAAGGACATGCTCGACGAGGCGTCATCGATGCTGCGTCGCGGTGTCCGGACGCTCCTGCTGCAGGCTCCGACCGGGGCAGGCAAAACCGTTCTTGCAGGCCACATGCTGAAAACGGCCAGCGAGCGGAACTTCTCGAGCTGGTTTATCTGTCACCGACGCGAACTGGTGAAGCAGTCCAGCACAACCTTCCAACGCTTCGGGATTACGCATGGCATCGTTGCAGCTGGTTTCGCAGGTAACCGATTTCGTACAGTTCAGGTCTGCGGGTTGCAGACTCTCGCACGTCGCTACAAACAACTGCCTGCTCCTGGCTTCATCGTGTGGGATGAGGCTCATCATGTCGCGGCAGGCAGCTGGGCTGAAATCCACCGAGCCTTTCCGAATGCCGTGCATATCGGGCTGTCAGCTACACCTCAACGGCTGGACGGCACAGGTCTTGGTGCCTTCTTCTCGGAAATCGTGCATGGCCCAAGCATCGCGCAGCTTATCGATGACGGTTTCCTGTCGGACTACAAACTTTACCAGCCTGGCGGTCTTAATTTATCCGGTGTTCATCAGGTTGCCGGCGATTTCAATAAAAAGGAGTTAAACGATGCACTCAATAAATCCACCATTACTGGCGACGCGCTGGCGCACTACCGCAAGTATGCAAGTGGCAGGCGCGCTATCATGTTCGAGGTCAGCATTCAGCGCTCGATGGAGGCGGTCGCACGTTTTAAGGCGGCGGGAATACCGGCAGAGCACGTCGATGGGGAAACGGACGCGGATGTCCGAGATGCAGCAATGGCGCGATTCATTGCGGGGCAGACGCTTGTACTGTCTAACGTTGATCTCTTTGGAGAAGGCGTCGACGTACCAGCAGTCGAGGTTCTAATCGACTGCGCGCCGACAATGAGCCTGTCGCGTTGCATGCAGCGCTGGGGGCGTGTGCTTCGTCCGGCGCCTGGTAAAGAGTACGCGGTAATCCTTGACCATGCCGGCAATTCCAAGCGCCACGGACTGCCTGATGACGACCGCGAATGGTCGCTCGATGGCACGCGCAAGGCAAAGAAAAAAGACGACGGCGACATTGCTATTAAATCCTGCCCGATGTGCTTCTCCGTGATGCGCTCGCATGTGTCCGAGTGCAAACACTGCGGTCATGTGTTCGTGACCCAGCAGCGTGAAATTGAGCAGGTTGATGGCACGCTGACTGAAATCGACCGCGAGGCTGTGCGTCGTGAGCAGAGAGCGCAGCAGGGTCAGGCGCAGACGTTGGAAGAACTAATAAAAATTGGCCAGCTGCGCGGGTACAAACGTGCCGAGCTGTGGGCCAGACACATCTATCGTGCAAGACAAACAAAAAGGGCGGCATAATGAAAAACAGCAAATACGAAGTCTCACTTAATCCTGAAATGGCAACCTATGACCCTGCCCATGACGACAGCAAAAAGCCACCTGTGCTTGGCGTTGTTTTCCTGATGTCGTTCTATGCGCTAGTGTGGTTCTGCATCGGCTTCGTGCTTGGTTGGGCGGTTTTATGAAGGAGCTGGCTATCCAGCACCACATCCAGCTCGCTCTGTCAGAGGCAGGTCACACTGTGTTTCGCGCGAACGTTGGCGTGTTTAAGACCGAGGACGGTCGCTACATCAACACCGGCCTGCCGAAGGGGTTCAGCGACCTGTTCGGCTTCACGTCTGCTGGTAAGCCGTTTTTCATGGAAGTGAAAAGCGAGAAGGGTGGCGCGCGTCCTGATCAGGTGCTGTTCCTGGAGGCGATGCGTAATCGCGGCGCTATTGTAGGTATCGTTCGTTCGGTGGACGATGCACTAAAACTTTTAAATTGAGTTATACTGTTTTCGGGGCTTGATCTGACTGATCCTCAGATGACGAAGCCTTTGTCCTAGCGCGGGGTCGCCCCAATCTATTACGCGCTATTTCTGCTAGGAGATTTTGTAATGAATTCACCATTTGAACTACGTTTAAAAAATATTGCGCACACCCAATTTCATGGCGCAACCATCGACGTCATGGACACATTTGAAACCGTTTGCTACGGACTTCGTGAAATCGTCAAAGAGAATAACTGGACGCCTGCGGATGCGGTTCGCCTTACCGAGTTAATTCTCGCCCGTGCTCCTAAGTAGGGGCTGCGATGGCTAAACCAGACTATCTTTCTCTTTCTGATATCGAGGACGCTCTCGGCTATCTTTCATCGGACGACCGCGACTTCTGGATCAAAATCGGCATGGCGCTGTACGACGAGTATGGCGATACCGCCTTCAATGCGTGGGATGCCTGGTCGCAGGTGTCGCCTAAGTACGTTCTAAAAATTGCCGCCGCTACTTGGAAGTCTATCTCGCGCTCGAGCGGCTCTGGCAAAAACGCAACCATCGCCACGGTCATCTACGAGGCCAAGCAGCGCGGGTGGAAGCCTGCGAAATCTGCGCCGCCTGACCCAGAGGTTTTGGCGCGTCACCAGCGTGAACGTGAGCATCGTCGTGCAGAGGCTGAGCGTGTGGCGGCGGAGCTGGCGGCGAAGGCTGCGGCGAAGGCTACCGCCATATGGGATGCTGCCGAACGCACCGATGCATCGCACGGCTATCTCGTTGCGAAAAACGTCGGCGCTCACGGCATCCGTCGTGCTGCCTCGGTGGTGCTGGACTACGTCGACAACGAAACCGGCGAGCTGAAAACCTACACCGTCAAGGACGCGCTGGTGATTCCTGCATGGCAGGACGCTCGCACGCTCGGCTCGGTGCAGGTCATCACAGCGGACGGCAAGAAGCGATTCCTGCTCGATGGCTCAATGGCTGGCGGCTACTCGAAAATCGGCACCATCAAACTGGACACGCCGGTCATCGCGATTGCCGAGGGCTATGCGACTGGAGCCACAGTCTATGAGGCGACCGGCATTCCTGTGGTTCTGGCGTTCAACGCTGGGAACATCGCGGCGGTTGCTGCCAAAATGCGCAAGGCGCTGCCAAACGTCCGCATTATTTATGCGGCTGACAATGACCACAAGACGCCAGGCAATCCAGGACTCACTGCTGCGAATAAAGCAGCGGAGGATAATCCTGGCGATATCATTTTTCCTGAATTCCTGCCCGATTCTGACGGCACGGATTGGAACGATTACGCGAAACTGTGGGGACTAAGTGGCGTCGAGCAGTGTTTTCTGCTTCCAAGCGAGCCTCCACCGCGCGATAAAATCAAGCCGGATGTATCACCACCTCAACCAGAGAATAAAAAACGACCACCGGAGCCAGAGTACAGCGACGACCTTATGATTTACAGTTCCATGCCCATGAAAACGGCAGAGCTGTTTATGGAAAATCTTCCCGATGGTCGCATCATGCACTGGCGTGGCGAGTTCTATTCGTGGGACGGCATGCGCTATGTCGTGCGCGACAAGGTCTACATTCAGCAGCTGCTCTACAATTTCACCGCGAAGTGCTTCACGCTCAAGGTCAACCCAAAAACCGGCGACTCCGAGGTGGTGCAGTTCAGTCCAAAGCGCAACGCTATCGAGGACATCGAGCATGCCATGCGCGCTGTGTCTTATACCGACATACCCGAGCCGCAGTGCTGGATTGAAAAGCACGACGGAGATCCACCTGCAAACGAGATCATCGCGTTTCGCAACGGCTTTTTGCACTGGCCTACTCGCACGCTGCTGCCGTCGACCGACCGTCTGTTCGTCACCTCGGCGCTGGACTTCGAGTACAATCCGCGCGCGTCGGCACCTGACCGGTGGACTAAGTTCCTGCATGACCTGTGGCCTGACGACCCTGAGTCCATCTCGGCGCTCGCTGATATGTTTGGCTACCTACTCACCGACGACACCTCGCAACAGAAGATGTTCATGTTCATCGGCCCACCTCGCTCCGGCAAAGGCACCATTCTGCGCGTGCTGGAGTCGCTGGTCGGCTATTCCAATCGTGTATCGCCATCGCTCGCCAGCATCGGCACGCAGTTCGGCCTGCAGCCGCTTATCGGTAAGCGCCTGGCGATGATATCGGACGCACGTCTGTCCGGTCGTGCGGACCAGCAGCCTATCGTTGAGAACATGCTGCGCATCTCCGGCGAGGACGCGCTGTCCATCGACCGCAAAAACATTAGCGCATGGACTGGTAAACTGCCGACGCGATTCGTGCTGGCCTCGAACGAGCTGCCTGCTTTCTCGGACGCATCTGCTGCTCTGGCGAACCGCTTTATTATTTTCAAG